AATGCACTTCACTTTGAGAATGTAACATTCTCAAGGGGGAGTTCAGGCAATTAACCAAAGCCAGCTCATTCGTGTCTCTTTCTTTTCCATAGGAAATCGAGTTAATCGGTTAAACGAATAACTACTGTGCACTAAGGTGAAATACCTTCCATAGGAAATAGGGGTCGATTAACCTTCATTTCCTGTGGAAATAGCCCAAAATACCTCACATAGGCCTGAAATACGTCATTATACGCATTTTAAGCCATTCTAAGGGACTTTCCGACGTTCTAGGGGGGGGAAGGGAAGGGGGGGGTCATCCCCCAGAAACTTTTTTTATAATAATATTTAAATAGTAATACTTCTAGGTATTATAAGATGAGGAGAAATTTTAATAAAGAACACCTGATATGGAGAAAAAGGGTGATTGATAGAGATGGAGGATGTGTTGTCTGTGGTAAGACTGGAAAGTATATGAATGCCCACCACCTAATCCCAGCGAATTTTATTAAATACCAATTTGAACTAAATAACGGACTCACTCTCTGTGCTGGATGCCATACACTCGCAAAGTTCTCCGCCCACAAGAACCCCATTTGGTTCTGCAAGTGGTTAGCAAAGAATAAGTCAGAACTCTACTGGATAGCAATCGACAGACTGCAGGAGTTGGAAGATGGATAACTACTCAACACCCGAATGGATATTAGATATTTTTGAGAACTACTTTGATCCATGTCCTTTAAACGAAAACCCAGATATAAATGGTTTAGAAATAGAATGGAAAGATAAGACATTTGTAAACCCGCCATATTCTAAACCTATGCCATGGGTAAAAAAGGCAATAGAGGAGAGCAAGAAAGGAAAGAGGATTGTAATGCTACTAAAGCATGATAGTTCTACTAAGTGGTATGCCAAACTCCACGAGGCAAATGCAAATATACTCCTATTCTCAAAAAGACTTAAGTGGAAAAGATATGGAGATGGTATAAGAGGAGCTAAGGATAAACTATTTACATATACTAGTGCTTTTCCTAGTATGTTAGTGATACTATGAAATATGATAAATGGCAGCAAGAGATCCTAGACGCAGAGGGAGACATACTGGCAAATACAGGCAGACAAGTAGGCAAAACCACAGTATTTAGCCACAAAATTGCCAAATATATGCTAGAACACCCAAAACACCAAGTCATCGTAGTAAGCCTAACAGAAGACCAAGCCCAACTGATTATAGTGATGGTTTTGGACTATTTGGAGCGAAATCACAAGAAACTCATCAAAAAAGGCAAAAACAAGCCAACCAAATCAAGAATCTGGCTCACAAACAACGCACACGTAATATCCCGACCAGTTGGGAACACAGGAGACGCCGTGAGAGGCTTCACAGGCAACGTTCTCTATATTGATGAGGCGTCTGGAATGCCAGAACTCATGTGGAAGGCAGCAATGCCAACACTGATGACCACAGCAGGACAGATCTGGATGTCTAGCACTCCACGAGGAAAATTTGTAGGATCTGGAACAAAAAAGAACTTCTTTTTTAAGTGTTGGGAGAACTTAGAAGAACGATGGCAAGTCTTCAATATTACATCAAAACAAGTCATAAAGGAACGAACAATCACAGATGACTGGACAACTGAAAAGAGAGACAAAGCCTTAGTGTTCTTAGACAACCAACAATCTCTGCTGACCGAGATGGAGTTTCAGCAGGAGTATGAGGGAATGTTTTTGGATGATATGAGACAGTGGTTTGATGATGACCTGATACAATCCTGCATGACTAACTCAAGACCAAACCATATCAAGAAAGGAGATTATTATCTAGGTGTTGATATTGCACGTATGGGAGAGGATGAGAGCACTTTCGAGATCATAAATATGCAGGGAGATCACCTAAGCCACATCGAAAACCAAATCACCACAAAAACCAAACTCACTGACACCACCCATCATATAGAGGCTCTTCATCTCCTCTATGATTTTTCTAAAGTCTTTATAGACGATGAAGGGATTGGTGTCGGTGTTCTTGATATGCTACTGGAGAAGGACAATGATTGCCGAAGCGTAACAATCGGAATCAACAACTCCAAACAAATCATAGATAAGGACGGAAGAGGGAAGAAACTACAGAAAACACTCCTCTACTCCAACCTAAAGAGACTAATGGAGACAGGAAAGATATCACTCCTCGATGAACCTAATGTCTTCCAGTCTCTTAAGAGTGTTCAATACGCCTACTCAAACGACTCTTTAGGAACACGACACCTTAAAATTTTTGGGAATTACACCCATATTACGGAAGCACTTGTCAGGGCGGCGTGGTGCGTAAAATACAAAGATTTAAATCCAACCATCTACACTATAAAGATATGAAAGAAAAGATAAGTCCCACGACTACCCCAAACTTCGAGAAAGGTGAATCATATGTTCTGGAAGATAAAGACTATTTACTCATAGAAGCAATCAACAACCTATCAAACGAAATAAAAAAGGGGCGACTAAATGGCTGATGAAGGAACTCTAGCAACGACAGCCCAAGTCCTTTTAGCAATAGGACAGGGAGGAAGTGCGGCACAAATCCTAGAAGCTAATACAAATATATGGATACTTCAAGCAGAGAGTTTAATGTCCTCGACAGTAGATTATGACCTAGTGGCAAACTATGCAACATTCACAGCATACCAAAAACAACTGTTAGCTCTCGCAGCAAGTAGTAAAGCAGCTATGATAGGAATAAACCAAGACCAAAATAATTGGGATTTGGCAGTTTCACAATCTAAATTAAACGTCCTAGATAGTCTCTATAAAGAGAGTATGGAAATTATCCAAGTCCTAACAGCCTAATGGTAATGAATCAACCATTTACAACAACTAACAGGCTATTGGCTAGTTATAGTTTTAGTGAGTTAATAAGTAATTTCGGAATAGTTGAGTTTTATCCAGCTTATTCAGACAGTTTAGTAGCAGGAGATGAGCCATATTTAGCAACAAAAACAAACAGAAGCACTAAAAAGAACGCTCAAAAAAAGAACGACGAAACAATAACTTTTGATAGTTCTCCATTTACTACACCCCAAACAATACTAGGCACAGCGACCTTAACTTTTTCTATGGCAATAAACAGAGTATACGCAGGAACAGCCTCTGGGAACTGGAATTTTGAGTTAATAAGATTAAGGGGAGCAGTTGAGACATCAATAGGAACAGCATCAGGCGACCAGATAACAACAGTATCTGCAGGAGCATGGGCATCCTTCACAGAGAGTTTAACACGAATGCCTTTAACAGAAACTAATTTTACAATAGGAGACGTTTTAAGATTAGTTCTAACAGCAACTACTAGAACAGCAGGTTCTCACGACGATATAAGAATTTACACAGACCCAGAAAATGAAACAGCAGACGGGATAGAAACAATTTTTAAAGTAGGAGTGCCTTTTAAGGTAGGAAACTAATGGCAGACTTAAATTTATCACGAGCAACAACCACAGACTTCACAAGCACAGTCCCTGACTTCATAGTTAAAAGCATGGCTCTAGATGTGTCTAACGCAAACGAGGAGACTTATGTTTATTTTGATACTGCCCCAGAGAATTTTGGATATATTCTAAACCACCCACAAGTTAGCTCCCCGTTATATGCTCTTTCAACGTGGGCATTCGGACAGGGTTATGATTCCGACGATATACAAATGAAAGTCATATTACCAAAGATAGATGGAAATGGAAAGGAGACCTTTGGAGAAATAATATGGAATCATAGTGTGGTTAAGCTGGGGTGTGGGGATGCTTTTATGGAGATAGTAAGAAATAATAAAGGGACATTAGTAAACTTAATCAACATATCCCCAGAGAGAGTAAAGGTTGTTTTTGTAGGAAATAGGATTAAGCGATACGAAGTTTATAACGGGACTAAGTGGATTAAGAAAAAGACGCAAGATATATTCCACACATTAAATAAAAAGCTAGGAGACCAGATACATGGGACTTCTCAAGTCCAATCTAATAAAAATGTTAATGACGCCATGATTGAAGCCTTTGAAGACGAGAGAGTAATTAAGCACAGAGACAAAGCGTTGGGAGTTGTTTACTACAAGACTAACAACGCAGGTAAAATATCTTATGCTAACACTCAAATCCAGAACGCAGTAAAGAATGGAGAGATGGTCGGGATGCCAGAGGACACAGCGAAGATAGAGCCTTATCCTTCCAAGAGTTCAGAGGATAGAAAGAACTGGCTTACTTATGTAGAAGGTTTAAGCTACCAAACAGGCGGAACTCCCCGAAGCATGGTCACATCAGACGGAACAAGCGAAGTAGGCGGAATCAACGGGCATTTAATCTTTCAACCAATACACGGGAAAGAGCAATTAGACATGGAAAACGCACTATGGCAACAGGTAGCCATCAAAGTTAAATTTACTAGACCCCCGAGTTTAGCTCCAAAAGTCCAAGAGGACGCAGAGAAAAACACAGGGCAGACTAGCATACAACCGAACGAGGCGGCTCCTAAGTTAAATAGATAATGGCAGAAGGATATACTAGGACAATTCCTAAAGAACAACCAACAACAATAACAAGCCCAAAAGGCACACCAGCCGCACTCCAAGCAGCGAGGGATAGGTGTAAAGCTAGGGGATCAGGCTGGGTATGGGACGAAGCCACAAGAACCTGCACGAGAGTGAGTAATAAACCAGTAGGAGCAGGGGGAAGTATAGACACAGAAGAAAAAAGACAAGCCACAAGACAAGTTGGAGACACAGAGAGACAAAAATTAATGGTTCAAGCAGGGGTAGAAACTTCAGCAGCTAAAGCACTAGAAGCTAAAAATAGAGAGTATGAAATAAAGCAAATAATCGAGGCAGAAAGACAAAGGTTAATAGCAGAAGAAGCCCCAGAGAGGAGAGAGTTATCCCCAGAGATTAGCGCATTAGAGTCTATTCCAGTAATTGGAGGAACGTTCGGAGTTATTAAAGATAGATTTCAAGAGATAGTTTTGGCAACTGTGCCAGAAGGAGAATTTAAAGAACAGTTTAAAGAAGCTTTAGGAGTAGCACGACCAGAAGAATTAAGAACGTTAGGATTAACAGAAATCGAGAGGTTAGAGATAGAGAGGGGTTTAAGTGCTAGTGAGAAGTTTGGGGCTTTGATTGAAGGAATCCCAGTAGTTGGAAGTTTAGCAGGGAAGTATGCAGGTGGTTTAATAGAGACCCCGTCGGAGAACGCAGCACAAGTAAAGTCTAATTTACTAAAAGAAAAGCGAAGAATGGGGAGTATAGAAACAAGTGTAAGGTTAGGAGTCCCCCCTACCACAGCAAACGAAATAATCCAAGATATAGAGAATAACGTGCAGAGGCTAGAAAGCAGATTAAGGTTACTTATTAACGATTCTCCAGAACTAAAGTTCAATAGCGATTTAGTGAACACCTACGAGACAGAGATATTATCGATTAGGGAAAAGGCATTTCAAACAAAACTTAACATACTGTCTCTTACACCAGCGACAGACGAAAACGATATTCAAATATTAGAACAATTATATATTTTGCAAGAGGAATGGGGTAAAAATGAATAGGAGTAACCAGATAATACTATCAGTTTGCCTTTTTCTTTTTCTTGCCTGTTTAGCATGAAAACAATAAGAGAAGAAATAGCGACGATAAAGACCACCCAATACTTCCTACTAGCATTATGGGGAGGACACGTCGGCTTAACTTACATCCCATTACTTCTGGCGATACTTTTATAAAGAACGTTACAATATAATTCTATGACCGATGAAACAAGTAATGAGAGTAACAAGCAAGGAAAGGAAACTACTCCTAGCATTACGGACAATAAAGAACCTCTTTCCGAGTTTGATAGTCTTAAAGCGAAGAATGATGAGTTTGCTAAAGAGCTACTTAGGGGGCAAGAACTCCAAGCGGAAGCGAACAAGCTCGAAGCGAACAAACTATTAGCAGGAACTTCTGGGGGAAAGGTGGAGACAGCCCCAAAAGAAGTAAGTGATGAAGACTATGCTAAAAGCGTGATGGCAGGGAATGTCCCAGATGCCAAAGAATAAGCCAGAAGAACCCGAAATAGAACTCTATAATGAGGAGCAACAGTTCTGGGCTAACACAAAAGAGAACGCCACAGCATCAATAGAAGCCTACGAGAAAGGCATAAAACTCGCAAAGGCAACAATAATCATGGCAGAAGGCAAAATAAAGGATCATGCCGCAAAATAGAAACATTTAAGTAGTTATTCGGTTAAACGATTATATGGCAGACGAATGCACTCTAAACGTTAGGACAAACAACCCTATTGACTTTACTGTGGCTGATGGAACCGCAATAGCAAAAGGTTCAGTATTAAAGATGACTAATGGACGTGTGGCAATTCTAGCAGATGGTGACGGAGATATTTGTGCAGGAATAGCAGCACGGGATAAGATTGCATCGGATGGAAGAACACAATTAGCAGTATTTAGGCGAGGAATTTTCACTGGAACAGCAGGAGTAGCAGGAGTCACAGTAGGAGAAGCGATACAAACAGATGTCTCAACGAGTTCTGCAAACAGATTAGTAGATGCAGATGTAAACTCAGAACAAATTGTCGGGATTGCCCTAGCAACGGCAGCAAGTGGTGCGACATTTCAATACGAACTAATGCCAAGAGCGGTGGATTTAGCATAATGGCAACCGTAGAAACAACAAACATTAGAGGACTTGACATCGATAAGATGATTAAGGGGTTCGCATTAACAGAATATATCTTTAAAACTAAAGTCTCTAACTCTACAACTGATGGAGATTCTATAAGGTGGTATCAAGAGACCGCAGCA